TCGAAGCTGTCCTGGTCCAGGGGCTCGACGGCGAACAATGGCGCCGGCAGGTCGTGGCGGTGCCGATCGGGATCGTGTGTTTCCAGCCAGCTGCCGACCAGGGCCATCAGTCTGGCCGGGTGGCCGGTGAAACGCTCCAGGGAGAACACCGCGCGATATCGCATGTCACTCATGTGCAGGCCGTCGCGGTCGGGCTTCCAGATAAGCTCCAGGCTGACCTGTTCGGTCCAGCTGTCGAACTGCTCCGGGGCGACCAGGTTGCGGGCCATGAGGTAGGCGGTCAGCGCCTGCAGCTGGATCACAGCAACACCGCCGTAATGCGCCCACGGCCCTGCAGGGCACGGACGGCTTGCTGGCTGAATTCCAAAAAAGTTTCGCGGCGCTCGGGTGCTTCCTTGCCTGTATTTTCGGCACTCTCCCGGCGCGTCACGGTAGCGAACTGGGGTAACGAATTGCCCTTTGTGCGGCTGTAAACAGCACGCTTATAGAGCATGACTTTGTGGGAGTAGGCCCATTCGGTAGGGGTAGTAACCCCGGCTGCCGACTCTAGGTTGGATATTCCAACAGCCTGTAGGGTGGCCTTTACGCGGGCCAGATCGGAATTAACCTCGATCATGGCCATGGCCATGTCAGCGCCCAGCAGCTCCACCAGGTACTCCGCCGGCAGGCGATATTCCTTTTGGAATTCGGACAGGGAGAGGTTCGGCCAAAAGCCGTCATTCTCAATCTGCCGCTCCACAAAGGTGGTGGGTCTTCCGGAAAAGCTCATTGCTGGGCACTCGAATAGGGCAGGAAAACTGTTTGCAGTGGGGCGGGCCATAAATGGTCGTCTCACTTCCACAGTTCCCTGCAGGGGGGGTAGTCGGTTATTCGGTGGCCGGAGTGGCCGATTCTTTGTTCTGTTTTTCCAGCGCCCTTTTGGAGCCGGCCAGACGTGTCCCTACGCCGATTTCCGGGTACAGCTCCACTGCACGGTCAAAGTGTTCGATGGCCTTGGCCCAGTCTTGGACCTCCATCGCCTGGATCCCAATGACTTTGTGGTAACGCGCCGTGATGCCTTCGAACAGATCCCACTCGCCATCCACGAAGGGCAGCAAGGCACTGACGTAGGGTTCGGGGCTGCGCTTGGCCTTGTGTTCGGCCTCGGCCCAGTCGATCACCGCATCCGCGACGAAGGTCTGCACGTCACGCCGTTTGAAGCGCGGCGGCATCTGCTGGTTTTGAGCCATTGCGAATTGCGCCACCTCCAGGCCAAGTTCGAACTGGAGCGTGTCGAACAGCCAAACCACGACTTGGGTTAACACTGGGTTCGCGTGGTTCAGGCCGGAATCGCGGTAGCGCTCCACGTAATCCATGTACTTGGGCAGTAGCTCGTCCCGCTTGAGCTGCTGACGAGTGTCCAGGCTCTTGATACTGCTCAGGCGTTCCAAGTCCTGGGCCATTGCTACTTCCATCAGCTTGAGATGCTTTTGGGCATTCGCTGGGCTTGCCAGGGCTGTGGTGGAGCTGTAGTGCGTGACCGTCGCCTCAGCCGTTGGGCCTTGTGCGAGAACACGCCGCTTGTGGGCTAAGGCGATGCTCATCAGATCAGCTCCAGGTTGCCGGCTTCGATCGCCGCGAATTTCTCCAGCTGTTCGATCACGTAGCCTTCATTGCGACCGTTGTAATCTTCGACTCGGGAGCGTTTCGGGTTCTCGATCAGGTGACGGCGCCAGCTGCTGTCCTGGAAGTACAGCGACAGGTTGTCCCAACTGGTGACCACCACGCCGGTGGCTGGAAAGTGCGGGATCAAGAAGGACGGCAGACCGCCATAGGTCGCGATGACCTGGGCGCCCTCAATGCGTTCTTTCTCGGTGGGGGTGTCGCCCTGCTTGGCGTACAGCTTGCCCTTGTCGTTGGCCAGCAGGTCGCTACCGATGATTGCGATCAGGTCGCCCGCGTCACGGAACACCGGATCAATCATCTGCTTGACGTCATGCACCAGGGCATCAAGGTTGGCGTAGTCGCCGCCGGCGCCGAGGGTGATCTTACCGGCGGTTTTGCCTTCCTTGAGAACCTGTGCCGGGATCTGGTCACGGGCAATTTGCAACCAGCCCTTGTTCACGTCCTGCAGCATTGGGTTTGCGGTGATATCGGTCTGTGGCGCCGCGTGGGTGCCGTGCCAGCCGATCATGATGCGATCTAGGGCGATCTGACGTTGCACCGCCGCGCTGTAGCGATCGGCAAAGTCTGGAAACTTGGCCCAGCTGTCGATCTTGGCGAATGACAGGCCCACGTCGGATTCGGTGTGGAACAGCTCATAGTCCAGGCCGGTCAGGTCGCTAAAGTCCTTGGCTTCGCGGTCGGTGGTTTTGGTGTTGGTGCGGCTGGACACTGGGCCGGTGACGCCGATCATCACCTTTTGGCCTTTGATTTCACCGACAGGCACGATGTTGATGCGACTCAGAAAGTCGGATTTTTCGGTGATTTTGTCGTTCAGCTCCTGGGCAATGCTCGGCTCGACAGCAAACTGACGAGACACGTCCTGGACGTTGTACGACTCGGCCATCTCGTCCTGCAGGAGAGCAAACTGCTCCTGGGCGTGGCTGCTGAGAGACTTGCTCATTTACAAGGTTCTCCGCTTTTGGCTGTGGCTCGCACCGGTGGTGCGTGGGATCACGCGGCCTTTCGGGGCGTCCAGCAGTGCAGAGAATTTTTTGTCCAGGGCGGCTACCGCTTTTTCCAGTGCCGTTGTGTTAGAGCCAGTCTTGCGGCGGCGGGAAAACGCACCTTCTTTCTCGGCTTGGTCGAGAATGTCCTGGACGGAGTCTTCCACGTTATCGATGGGTTCCTGCTCCGGCTCAACGTCGGTAGTCGCTGGCTCGATCAGGGTTTGAATGCCGGCAGTGACGAGCAACAACTGTTCGACCAGTGCCGCCAGCGCTTTGGCTGTAGCTTCATCCATTGGGGGTTTGCTCTCTGTTGGGGTTTGCGGGGTTGCTGGGGAGTCTTCGAGACCGAAGCGCTTGAACAAGCCCGCGAACATGGCAGCGAGCCGACCGATATCACCCTGGGGATTGGTGTCACGGAATGAGCTGATAGCTACCGAAGCGGCGTAATAAGCGGTCTTGTTGGAGCGGTTCGAAAAGTAGAGTTCTTGGGTACCGACACTGGCGGGTTCATCGGTGACGCCCAAGCCGGTCAGGTACGCTTTACCGGTGCCACGGAAGTTCGGGGTGATCTCGATGCTGGAGAACAGTTTTTGCCCACGATCATTCAGATACAGCAACTGGTCGTTGGGCTTCAGTTGTGCTTCCAGTGCGACTTCGCCTGGCTGCAGGTCGTCGCCGTCTTCGACCAAGCGCACGGCGTACACGGTGCCGTGGGAGCCTGGCCAGCGTTCGTGATCACACCAGATAACTGCGGTGTAAAAGGAGGCCTTGTAGGTCTCGGCAATGTCGCGCAGGTCCTGAGCCAGAATCTCGCGACCATCAGCTGTCATGCCGCTGGTGGCGACACGTTTCCAGAACGAAACAAGGGAACGGGGCATGGGCGTTAACTGCGCTCAGTCGGTTGGTTTGAGCCACCACGATAGGGAGCTGCCAGGCCCCAAACAAACGGTTCACTTGCGCGTTTCTCCTATTTTCAGGATCTAGGAGATTCGCGGAATTTAACCCCGCGTTTTGCCAGTTTTCGCCGCTTAGACTGCGGCCATGCCATACGCCCCCGAACTACGCGAAACCGCCAAACGCCTCTATTTGCGCCGCTGTAAGCCGCGTGAAATACAGGCACAACTCAAGCTGCCGAACATCCGCATCATCTATTACTGGATCGCCAAGGGCGGTTGGGACGAGATGCTTTCGGATGAAGAACCGCTGACGGCTGTCAGCCGGCGGATCACCCTGATTCTGGAGAAAGCCGCGACCCTGACCAAGGGCGAGCTGGACGAACTGGACCGGCTGACGGTCGTGCGCGATCGGCTGTTGAAGCAATCGGCCAAACCTGCGCCGGTACCGGTCGGGGATTTGCCGAGCGAACACCAGGAAGCGCGCAAGGGCCACCGTGGGGAACGTCGCGACCGAGGCGAAAAAGGCGGTAAGAAGCGGGAAAAGAAGGTCAAGAACGACGTTTCAGACCTCACCGAAGTCGACTTCCTGGATAAGTTCATCAGCAAGATGTATGGCTACCAGAAGGATCTGTTTGCGGCCAAACAGAATCCGTTGACCTGTCGGATCCGGAACATACTCAAAAGCCGCCAGGTGGGTCTGACCTATTACTTCGCCGGCGAAGCTTTCATGGATGCCGTGCTGACTGGCGACAACCAAATTTTCCTGTCCGCCAGCCGTGCCCAGTCCGAGATATTCCGCAGCTACATCATTGCATTCGCCCAGGAATGGTTCGGCCTGGAGCTTACCGGCAACCCGATTGTGCTGAGTAAGGACGGCAAGCCCTGGGCCGAGTTGCGCTTTCTTAGCACCAACAGCAGTACGGCCCAGGGACACCATGGCCACGTCTACATTGACGAGTATTTCTGGATCCGCGACTTCGAAAAACTCAACACCGTCGCAAGCGCCATGGCCACGCATAAAAAGTGGCGTAAGACCTACTTTTCAACACCCAGCGCCGTGTCGCACCAGGCGTACCCATTCTGGTCGGGCGAGAAGTTCCGAAATGGCAAACATAAAAGCGCGAAGGATCCATGGCCGAGTGCAAAGGAAATCGCAGCAGGTGCCCGATGCCCGGATGGCCAATGGCGCCAGATCATCACGATCCTGGATGCGATCGCTGGCGGGTGCGATCGGTTCGACCTGGAGCAACTGCAGCTGGAGTTCGACGGAGACAAGTTCGAACAGTTGTTCATGTGCAAATTTATCGACAGCACACAGAGCGCGTTCTCTCTGCCTGATCTGGAGCGCTGTTACTCCGACCTGTCGCTGTGGACCGACTATGACGCGGACGATCCGCGGCCATTTGGAAACAGCCCTGTATGGATCGGCTATGACCCAAGCCGTACGCGGGACGATGCCAGCTGCGTGGTGGTCGCCCCGCCGCTTGAAGGCGGCGGCAAGTTCCGGATCCTGGAAAAACACAGCTGGCGTGGGCAATCGTTCAAGTACCAGGCCGAACAGGTCAAGAAACTTACCGAGCGTTTCAACGTGCAGCACATCGGCATCGATACCACCGGCATCGGGTACGGCGTGTTCGACCTGGTGCGCGACTTCTACCCGCGTGCAACCTCAATCCACTACAGCCTCGAAACTAAAAACACCTTGGTGCTTAAGGCCCAGGACACGATCCAAGGCAGCCGGATTGAGTGGGACGCAGGCTGGAACGATATCGCTCAGGCATTCCTGACGATCAAGCGCGGCACCACCGGTGGCGGCCAAGTCACCTACAGCGCATCACGCACTGATGCATCAGGTCATGCCGATATCGCCTGGGCAATCATGCATGCCTTGGCCCATGAACCTCTCAACACCAACAAACAGCGGCGCAGCCGTTACACCCTCAGCGGATCAGGTAGCCATGCCACAGCGAAAAAGAAAACAGCAAACCAAACAACCCGATCGGCAGGCCATGCGGGCGTTTTCCTTTGGAGCCCCGGAACAAGTGCTGACCGAAAATATCGGGCAGTACCTGGGCGTGTTCGCCAGCCACGACGGTCGGCTGTACACGCCGCCGGTGTCCCGCCAGGGCCTGGCCAAGCTGCTGCGCGCCAACGCTCATCACGGCGCCATTCCCGGATTCAAACGCAACTTGCTGTTGCGTGAGTTCATTCCATCCTTGGGCTGCAGCACCGCGACCATGAGCCGCGCCGCCCTGGACTTTATGGTTTTCGGCGAGGCGTATTTCTTCCGCAAGCCCAATATGTTTGGTCAGATCCTGGAGATGGAACACCTGCCGGCAATCAACATGAGGGTGAAGGTGGATGGCGGTTTTGTGATGCTGCAGGCGGACG